CAGCACCACGCGGCTGCACGGAGTTGGGGAACACGTTGCCCGGCCCGTTGCCCGTCACGCTGTTGTAGCTCAGGGTCATGGAGCCATTGACTTGGAACTGCCCACGCTCGATGATGATGGGGGCGCGGCTGATGTTGGGGCCGGATGGCCCAAGGCCGGATGTGCCCCAGATCACATCTTCGTAAGAGGCGACGAGCGGCGTCATGCGCCCGATCTTGTCATCGGCCCAGCCGAGCGCCTTGTACCGGGCGTAGGCCTGCGCCCACTTGGTCTGCCAGCCGGGGATGTCCTTGATCTCGCGGTAGGCACCTTCAGCATCCTGCTGGAGGCCGTACATCTCCACGAGGGGGTAAGAGTCTCGGAACGGTATCATGTGTTGGGTCTTGGTTCGTTTGAGGATGGCCCGCGTCAGTTCGATGCGTCGGGCTTTTTTCATGGCGGGTATTATACCCCGGGGTATAAGGCGAAGCACGCGGCGCACACGGCCGCCTCAAGCACGTATGCGTTGCGCCCGGCATCGGCACCGAACGCCATGATGAACACGCTGTCGTAGGTGTTGGACAGGCTCACGTAGTCCCACGCCTTGCCCCGCAGCCTGTTGAGCGTTAAGCGGAACACGGCAGAGAACAGGAACGCCCCGCCGATGAGCATCCACACGATGCCCCATCCCTTGCCGAACACCCACGCGAAGCCGAAGGCGATGAGGGCTCGGTACATCCACTCCTGCTGGTGGTCGATCAGCACATGGTCGGCGATGTCGCGGGCGTCATTCCGGGCGTTCCACACGGCCAGAAGGAAGATGCAGAAGGCGAAGGCGATCAGGCTCATTGGATGGGGTTGTTAATCTGTTCATCGACCCACCGCGCCGCCTCGCGTTCGCTCTGGTGGGGCAGGTGACCTAGGTCGCCGTTGTGGGCTACGCCAAGGATCCACCCGCTCAGGCGCATGACGATGAGCCGCTGACGGTGCAGGGCCGTGCCGAGGAGGTAGCCGAGGAAGAGGGCCACGCCCCATCCAAGGACCGCCACGGCGCCGCCAAGGCTCTCGTCTATCAGGGCCGACGCTGCGCCCCACAGGAACACGAATGGGATGCCGTAGAACGCCACGGGGGACGTGCGGCGGGCGAAGGTAAGGAGGTTCATTTTATAATCTGATCAAGGATTACTCCAATGGTTACCATGCTTACCAACACTACACCCACCTTGCCAACAGTGGCCCAAGACTGCTGCTTACCAAGCTTTATCTGAAGCTGCATATTCGCATCAAGTATCTCTTGGCAGTCTCGCCTTTCTTGAACAATCTGCATGGACAGGCTTTTGGTCTGCTTATCGCAAAGGGATACTTGTTCTTTCAATGCTTCAATTGCATCCTGCTGGCGAACAAGAACCCACGCCCTTGCCCTTGAAAGACTATCGGCAACAGCCCTTTTGGCCGCAATGAGATGAAAGTCCATCACGGACAGGCAAACAGTATCCGGGTCGTAAAGCCGGATGCGCTTACTTGGGGTCTGAGAAAAGGATCGATGCGGAAGAGTCAATGCCAACAGCACGCTGAAGGCGCTGACGACTAGCCACAACAACCTCGATGGTTTCTGCTTCATTGGTAACAGGTGTGATGCTGGACAGGATCTTGTTCACCTCAAGAGAAATGCTATCTCGCTGATGGCGATAGTATGCTGCGCTATCCCCAAAGTCTTGGGCAGGGGGGCACTTGGACGAATTCTTGCCGATAGTGTACCCAATGCCAAAGATGGCCAAAAGGCACAGCACGATCAGTATGACGTATGCGGGTTTCATGGACCGTGAAGTTACTATTTTTTTTGATACGCCTCTTCGTAAAGATTGTCGTATCGGGTAAAGAACTTACCCCACTTGGAGGACGTTCGTAGCTCTTTGCCCCATGTATGCCACCTCTGATGGCACTCTTCGCACTTGAGGAAGATGTTGCGCTTGTCCAGTCGGTACTCGGGGAACTTCCCCTTGGGCAGGGCGTGGGAGAAGTTGATAGCCCGGGCTTCTTTGATGAACACCCCGCATATCTCGCAGTTATGGGGTCGCTCCTCCCACACCTCACGGAACACTTCCTTTTCTCCGGTGGCCTTGCGCTTGGTGGTCAGCGTGCTGGCTTTCTTGACCAGCCCCTTCTCCTTGAGCTTGTCGATTATGGTCGGGTCATTCCCCTTGATGATGCTCAGTAACTTCTTGGACTTTGCCTTGAGCGGGGTTTTGCGCTTCAGGGGTGTTTGTTTCATTTATTTGGGTCTTTTTTGAACTTTGGAACAACCTCAACCACTTTGTATTCTCCTGACCCAAGTCTCCCGTACCACGTAACGCGTTCTCGTTCCGATGCAGGAAGCACATCGCCATCGCTCCACATATTCATTGCCACCCAGATCATGCGATTGTCTTTGGAGTCAGCAACAACGAGGTCGCCGTTCTCCATCTTGATTTCGGGGTTGATTTTGTCGTTGCTCATTTAGTCAGTTGTTTGAAGTCAGTTACAGGGATGTGTACCACGGGTTCGATGTCCTGCCAGTCCCCTCTGTCCTTCCTACCTCCGAACCCTATCTCTCCCACCTTGTCTATCTTGTTCCAGTAGATGCCATCGTTCCACTCAACAATGACCACGAAGGGTATCTCCGTGGCCTTGTACATCTCTACTCCGTGCATCACCTTGGACAGACTGAGGATGAGGGTGGGGTATGCGTCTTTGTTGTTCCATCGTCTCTTGCACTCGCACCAGCAGACTATCTTCTTCCTTGACAGCGCCCAGTCTATCCTGTACTGCTTGGGCAGCTTCTGATAGTCAACACCCCAAACCTTCGCAGCCGCTGCCATTGTCTTCTCCTCGACGGCAAGGGACTGCTCGTTCTCGTATGTCGGTCTCATTCTTGCTCGTCACTTGACGGAAACCTTTCGGTATAGTCGGCAAGCATCTCTTCTTCGCGGGCAACGATGGTGTCTGCGTTCGCTGAGCGAATGTGTATGACGGTCTTTTCATCCTTGATGGTTTTGACCTTATGCTGGAAGACCACAAGGGAGGTGACGCAGTTGGGGTTATCATCGGGAATGATTCCAGCTTCACGCATGGCATCGAGGGGTAACTTTGCCGCTGCGTACACGTTATCCAGATCCATGGGCTGCTTGCAATAGTAGCGGTTGAACTCCATGGTACATGGCATGGGTGCTTTCAACCCAACTCCAGCTTTTTTCATCCACCAAATCCACTTCTCTTTCTCCTTCTTGTACTCGGAGAAGTGCATTCTGATGAGACCCTTGGAGCCATTGAGGCCGGGGGCCAGTCGGGGGATTTCAATTGTTATCATGTGCTTGTTTGTTTATGCGTTCTCCAATCCATCTCATGCAAGGTACTGCCATGCTGTTGCCAAGTGCCTTGTATCGCGGACCATCGGGGCAGTCCTCTGCTGGCTTGCGCTTCCACGGGATGCGTGTGTAGTCGTCAGGGAAACCTTGGAGACGTTCGCACTCTACGGGCGCAAGGCGGCGGACTTGCATTTGCTTTGCTAGTACCTGATCGTTGCTCGTAGCCAGCGTCAGGCTCTTCTCTTCGCTGATCAGCGGACCTTTGCCACCGCCATCCTTCCCCTCACGCTGACGCATCAGGATTGGGATGCAATTGCCACCATCCTGCGCCCCTTGCTGCAATGCCTCTGCTCCCTTGCTCCACTTGGCCGTCACGGTGTCTGTGCAACTTGGAGCAAGGCTTGCTTGAGCATCGATGGCAACTCCTTTCCCCTTTTCTCTGCTCGGCGCAGGATTCCTTGACACGCCTTCTGACTCAAAAAGAACCGCTGCGGCACTACGCTGGTCTCCAAGACATCCGACAACGAACACACGTCTGCGTCTTTGGGCCACTCCGAACCATTGAGCGTCCAGTACCCGATAGGCCCACCCGTACCCCAGCTCCCCCAACGCTGCGAGGAAGGTACCAAAATCCTTTCCTCCGTTTGATGACAGGACACCGGGGACATTTTCCCAGACAATCCACTTAGGCCGGTAACGGTCAGCGATTCCAAGAAACGTGAGCATGAGGTTGCCTCTTGGGTCCTCAAGACCTTTGCGGAGTCCTGCGACACTGAAGGACTGACAGGGGGTTCCTCCGACGAGAAGATCGATAGTTGCATCGGGCCAATTTTTGTACTGGGTCATGTCCCCCCAATTCGGGACGTTAGGGTAGTGATGTTTGAGAACCGCGCTGGGGAACGGCTCTATCTCAGAGAATGCCACAGGCTCCCATCCAAGGTGGTGCCAGCCCTGCGTGGCTGCTTCAATCCCTGCACAAACGCTTAGGTACTTCATTCGTCTTTGGGTTCGTCAAAATTGAAGTACTCACAGATCTTGCTAGTGACAGCAGTGTCGATGTTGCCCTTGATGATTGTTTCGTGCTGGTCCAACCAATTCATCACTTCCTTGGGAATGTCCAAGTGCTTGAGCGCCCTCATCCACCCGTAGTCCACCCCTCGCTCAACGCACTCTGACAGGACGATGTACTCGTTCGCTTTCATTTGCTTGGCTTTAGGTTTGGCGTTGACAGCCCATCGTCGTTCAATATGGGCTGATCCAACAGCATGTCAATAATCTTGCTTGCACACTTGATGCTAACGATTCTCTGGTCAAGCAGCCTCATGATCAAGTTGTGCTGGGCGTCAGTCATGAATGCTTCCATGCCGCTAAGGTTGGAAAAAGTTTTTACCTGCGCAAGAGCTTCTTACTTGTAGTCCCGAGGTGGGGGTGGGCCAAATTCTTTCGGCTCACCACACCTGTCGCACTGGTAGCACCTCTCTTTCTCGTGCATTGACCTTCCCTTTGTACCCCTCTCCATGGGCCTTCTCATGTTGAAGTCCCAAAATCCGGCGTACAGGCCATGCCCATAACAGTAGAGGCACTTATTCGATGCGCGTTTGGCTGGGGTCTTTGTAGGGGTCATAGTACCGGGTCTTGGGTTTCTTTCGGTTGGTAAGGATGGTGTCGAGCTCATTGACCGCATCGTCGTGGCCCCTAGCAGTAAGGATGACGCGGTCGATACCTTTCGCGACCTTGGAGCCATCGTCGTATCTGACGATGATGTGCTTGCTGGCCCAAGCTTCAATGGTCCCATCTTCTGCCATCCAGAGGTTATAGTCCCTGTGCTGTCCTATCAGTTTCATCGTTGAGTGTTTTGAGTGTTGCGCTTTCGAGGTCTAGGTCCAGTTCCTTTGCAAGGTTCTGCATCTGTGGGCTTGAGAACATCTTGTCCACAGGGGATTTGGCCACATATACTTCCATGGGGTCGTTTGTGAGCATTGCTTCGGATTTTGGAAACAGGTCAATCTCCATCTTCTTGATGACATTGATGGGGACTAGGTAGTCGGCTATGTCTTCCCCCTCTCCTGCTCCGATACACTCCAAGATGTCCGACACGACACAGCTCTTGGTCAGCGGCTCGATGTTGATGAACTGCTTGGACCATTCTTCGTACATCCCCTGATCAGGGAACACCGTAACATCCCTCCCGGTCAGGCACATGGAACGCTCTACATTGACCATGTTGCTCCCGCCGGTGGCCAGCCACACATGGTATGGGTACAGCGAGGCGCAGATCATGGCGGTCTTCTCGCTTTCCACGATGGCCACGGGAGCATCTGGTCTGTCCTTCAG